CTGTGCATAGACCATTCATTCTAAATCCTAACTCTCGAAGTGTTCTTCCCACATTTCATCAGGCTCTTGATAGCCTTCATCTTCATCATCTAAACCTAATGCTACATCATCATCTAGCGGTGGCTCATAGCTCATGCTTGAACTCCCTTCCTACCTCGTAAGCAGCAGCGATAAAGTCTACCGCTTCTGTTAGTCTATTGCGTAACTCTGCTTGCTTCTCCTCAGATAGATGACTCATCATCTCTGAGGTTAACTCTGCTTTCCATGTTGTCATTATCTATCCTCTCTTAATTATAGTGAGCAGTTTGCGGACATGCTCAGGTCACATGTTACGCCTCGAAGATAACTTCTGTGTATCCGTCGAGTCGTTCGTGTGTTGTAACAAGTCCCTTGCTACCAGTAAGGTGCTTGTATGTGCCGTTGCCTAGTGATACCCACATAGACTTAGGCTTGAAGCGTGTCTGTGAAGCAGTTGCTTTCACGATAGTGCCACGCTTAGGATAATCACTAGAGGTATCTAGTGCGTTGTATGAAATCTCGTCAGCGATAATGCGTAGTTCATCAGCGAGTCCGAGAATTGTTTGCGTTGTAGTCATTTGGTATTGCCTCTCTTAGTAGTCGTATAGGAAATCGGCAAGGCTTCGTGTGCTTTGCCAATCTTTGTTCGGTGTGTAACATAGGCAGTCATCTATCATGATTGAACAATCGAAGCATGACTTGCACATGTTACAATAGTATGGGTTGTCTGTCAAGTCTGTGGCAGACTCGCAGTAGGGGCAGAGTTCTAAGTCTGCCTCTATGTCTACTGCGTAGTCCCACAGTTTGTCGTCATAGTCTATGGCTTTGACAGGTGCTAGGTAGGTAGTACGCTTATGACTTTGATTACTCCACCAAATACCTTCGTTGTCCCATGAACCAGCCGACTCGTTGAGTAGATACATAGGGTGTAAGGCTGCTGGGTCACATGTTAGGATAGCAATCTTGCTACCCTTAGCCCAAGTCTCAGCCATTATCCATACATTATCATCATCAAGTGCAGACACGCCACCAATTCTAGGTAGCGTATCCTCAGCGAAGACTCGCGTATCGCTACGCTTGTCGGACTTGCCGATACTTATGTCAAGCACACCATTGTGTGCTAGGTAAGTACGCTCATCACCACCAACCATAAATGGGTGACAGTTCTGCTCGTTCTTAACACCATGTGTGGCGTATCGTGCGTGCCACATGGCGTATCCGTCAGGGTATTGCTCTCGCAATTCCATGAAGCGGGCAATAGATTTTTTAGCAGACATGCTACGCTCAGAGATAATCTTATCGCCAGCGTGTATAGCAAATCCAAATCCGTGTGGATTACTACACGCACCAGCGTGTAAGTCTGCTGGATTAGGTGTGGAGTTTGGCTCGCACACTATAAGTAAGCACATGTTATCATCTCCCTATGCGTTCGCAATTACTTTGTTGTGTATGTCTACTGCTTGTATCTTGTCCAACCTAGAGTATAGGTCGGGGTAGAGTCCATTGTTAGACACTACATAATCAGCGAACCAGTCCCAAGATAATGCGCCTAACTTTACATCATCTAGTCGTAGTTCCCTAGTGTATTCTACCATAGCCTGAGCTAAGTCTAGGGCACTTAGCACACCGCTTGTATTCATTGTGCCTCTAAAGAAGCGCAATTCTATTGTGTTAGGGTTCTGCGTGTTCACTGCTGAGTAGCGTTCACTCATGAACCTATCGGGACTACCGACCTTATGCTTGATTGAAAACACAGGGCGGTCGTACTCATCAAAGGTGTACACATCATTGAACCTAGCGAAGCGAGTCTTACGACCCGCAAATTTCATCATGTGTGGTGCATTGTGGTACACAAAGGCTATGAACCTATGCAAGTGTGCGCCACTACTAAACCCGCTACGGCTTAGGTGTATGTGTAAGCCACAGGTATCTGTATCCCATGACCTAGCGTGGTAGTCCTTGCGTAGCGTGTCAATCGTATCCCATAGCAGTTTGCTATTCTCTCGATACTCATGGTGAGTATGAGGGTGAGTTACAATCTCGAACCCGCTACTAATACTGCCGTCATGCTTGAGGTATGCTAGTCCGTCTAGGCTAGTAGAAGCGAACTTAGCACCGCCTTCCACATCACGCAACTCTGTCTCTAACTCAAAGCCTAAATACATGCCATGCTTACTAGCACCCTTGAAGATAGGTGCTGGCTTGCATGAGTAGTCGTGGATAAACCCTGTCTTACCGCTACGGCAACAGCGTTGTCCGTTACTATTGTAGCAATCGCAGCGGTCATCATTACTAAACGACTCGTCACAATCATCACACCAATAGCACTCGTCCTCATAGCAACGCTCACAGTATGGCGTATCCTGTACATAAGTACAATCGCCTGAGTAAGTATCGCTACACGACTCACAGTAGTAACTGTAATTCTCGTAACAATACTGGCACCATGACTCGCTATGGTCTACTGTGTGCGAGTCGTCATTGTTCATGCCGTCCTCGCAACGATTACAGTAACTAGCACAATCTGAACACCAACTATTACCGCTTCCAGTAATAAGTTGCTCATTATCTGTGATAGAACCGCAATCGTCACACATAAACGCGCAATCGTGGCAGTAAGCGAACTCGTTGATGACTAGTTCCTCTCCGTCATCTATCGTGTTACTGCAACTCGTACACTCTCTAGTGTTATCGTCATTCTCCATGTATCTCACCCCCTCTCGTTGTCTTGTAGTTGTAGTGTATCATAGCCTTATGCCTTTGTCAATTCTCGTGCGTTGTCAATAATCATGTCTGCAATCTTAGAGCGTAAGTCTTGTACCTCTAGCACTAGGCTAGGGAAGTCGTTGCGCTTATGGTTATCCTCTTGCAGGCGTAGTGCCATGCGGATAACCTCAACCTCACGCGGGGCAAGGTTCAATAGTAGGTTATCGTGCGTCATAGTAGCCTTCGTATCTGCGCAATCTGCGCTCTAATACATAGACTCTACGAAAGGCGATAACTAGTACCGCGTTCACCGATAGCAAGGCTATCATCAACGCGAACATGTCGCTCGTTGAAAGTACCATGTCCTACCTCTCTCTATTTGATAGGCTAAGCCTACCATAGATTTAACACCATGTCAAATCTAGTGCCACGCTAGGGCTTGAACCTAGACCTACCCCCGCAATCGGGCGTGGCTAATTCTTACTTGGTCTGCTCTAGGTGGATACTAGGCAGGGTGGCGCGGAATGTCTGCTCGCGGTCGGCTAGTGCTAGTTCGCGGGCTAGGCGTTCTTGGGTTGCTTCATCAAGGGTTGGCAGTACGCGTTCAACCTTAGGGCGATTAGTGGTCACCGCGTGGCGTTGGCGTGTACGGCGTACAGCCTTGCCATGCTTAGTGTCGGTCAATCTCCAACCCGCTGAGCCTAACCTACGGCTAGTCACGACAGGCTTGCTAGGTGTTACTACGATACTACCTAACCCCCCGTAGGGGTTGAAACTCATGTCCTTACCTCTCTCTCATGTCTTGATTACGGGATAATCTTACCATGCTTTCGTGCTATTGTCAATTCTAGCGAGAGAGTCGAGCGTGTCGTGATACCCGCGGGCGACCCGCTGCTACTAGGTATCTAGTCGAGACTTACGACTCTCTCACTATTGAATTGTCTATAAGTCGAGGACGCTCCCTATTGCTAGGGGTTTCGACTTATGGAGAGAATACTATCAGACTCTCCAACGCTTGTCAAATCTTGCGAATTGTCCGCGTGTCGTGCTTGTTACCTTTTGCGGGGTCTGCCCGCTATCTGATGACAAGGAGAATAATCTCATGCCTTGCCCCCGCTTGTCAAATCGAAACAAGCGTGTCGCAAAAAAATCTTTTGTGAACTGCATCACACATAATCTTAAAGATTGCTGAGGATAATCTGAGAATGAAAGCACCCCCCCAACATGGTGGACAACAGGGGGATAGTTTGTCCAACAATAATTCTTTTATTTATAGTTAGACAAATTAAGCCTATCTGTCCACCCATCAAAAGGAGACAAATCAGCATGGAGACAAATACATTTGTCGACAAATCGACAAGTCGATAAGTCTATTTGACCCAGAGGTTGTTTATGCTGGGGCCCCTAACATATTATGTCTCACCCTAAAATTTTCTGTTATATGGGCCCCATATGCCCTGTGACCAGGGCTTTTATATATATCAGTTGCCCCCATAAAAATATATTTAAATCATCTGTTCGGTTTTAGTACATTGAACAGGTTATCTATTATGTATATAAATACATAACGGAGTCGCTCCGTTTAAGACTCCGCGACTCTATATATATAATAATATAATATATATATTGGGAGAGTTATATCCGTTAACTGACGGGTGTTTAATGTCGGTTTTGAGGAGATATAACTGATGGGACGCAAGCCTGGAAAACAAGAGATTCCTAAACGGGAAGCTCAAGAGAAGGTTCTGATTAGTCTAGCCCAAGGGGCTACTATTGTGGCAGCTATGGCAGCTGTGGGACGTAACGAGGTTACCTACCGCCAATGGACAATGGGTGACCCTGACTTCAAAGAACGTGCTGAGAAGGCACGTCTTGAGGGCAAAGGTGTCAAATCGGACTTAAAGGATATTAAGGACATCAGCTTCGCTGACTTCTCTGAGCAGTTCCTAGACACAAAACTATTTGACCATCACCTTGACTGGGTAGATTTGATTGAGGGCCGCGAGCCTCGGTGGATGCACCCAGCTATGACCTATGAGCCAGGAGCGGCTAACCGTGTTCTCATTAACGTACCTCCTGAGCATGCTAAGAGTACGGTCATTACGACTAACTATGTCGTTTATAAGATTGTTACCAATCCCAATGCGCGAGTCATTGTGGTATCTAAAACTCAGGGTATGGCTCGTAAGTTCCTTGGAGCGATTAAGACAAGATTAAGCCACCCAGCTTACATGAAGTTACAGGTGGCCTACGGCCCCAACGGTGGATACAAGGCTGACTCAACTCAATGGTCAGCTGATATGATTTACCTGGGAACAGGTCGAGACTCTGGAGAAAAGGACCCAACCGTTCAAGCCCTAGGCTTTGGTTCCCAGATTTACGGAGCACGTGCCGACCTGATTATCCTCGATGACGTCGTGATGGGTTCCAACGCCCACGAGTGGGAAAAGCAGATTGAATGGCTGCAGAAGGAAGTTATCACACGTCTAGGTAGACACGGTAAACTTGTTATCGTTGGTACCCGCGTACAGCCAATTGACCTGTACAAGATGATTCGTGATGGTGGCCAGTGGTCTGGTGGCAAGAGCCCCTTCACATACTTTGCACAACCTGCAGTTCTAGCCTTTGATGAGAAACCAGCTAACTGGCAAACTCTCTGGCCTAAGACAACCCAGCAGGAAAATGAAATTGACGAACCTGACGAGAACGGTCTTTACCCCAAGTGGGATGGCCCGTCTCTTTTCACAAGACGTTCTGAAGTTGCCCCTTCTGTATGGGCTATGGTTTATCAGCAGGAAGATGTGCAAGAAGATTCTATCTTCTCACCAGCCTGCGTTTCAGGTTCAGTTAATGGCATGCGCAAGCGCGGCCCATTGAAGCCTGGAGTGCCTGGACATCCCAAGCATGTTGATGGTGCATATACTGTGATTGGTCTTGACCCTGCTATGGCAGGTGCGACTGGTGCGGTAGTTTGTACTTACAATAAGTCTGATGGTAAGGTCTACGTACTTGACTGCGTCAATATGACTGAACCTACACCACAGAAGATTCAAGATTTGATTGAAGAGTGGGTCGAGAAGTACAAGCCTCAGGAACTGCGTATTGAAATTAACGCACACCAGAAGGCTTATGCCTTAGATGACAACCTGCGTAACTATCTTGCAGCTCATGGTTGCCAGCTCAACTCACACTTTACTGGTAAGAATAAGTGGGACACATCTTTCGGTGTAGCTTCTATGGCTTCACTATTTGGCAATACACGTGATGGTCGATTCCAAGATAACAACTTGATTGAACTACCAAGTAATGAAGGCTCTGAAGGCTTGAAGACTTTGGTTCAAGAGTTAATTACCTGGAAACCTGACACACGTAACCCAACTGACTGCGTCATGGCTTTATGGTTTGCAATCATTCGCATACGCGAACTGATGCAACAGTCATCACGAGTTGGTCAGTACCAAACAAATCGATGGGCAACTAGAGCACAGATGGCCTCTCGTGGTTCACTTAATTTAGATGACGCATTTGCCTCACAATGGGCAGAGCAATACGGTTAGGATAACAATGGCACTATCAATGGAGCAAGTAGCAGCGAAAGTTGCTTCGTTGCGTCTTCGCAACCACGAACGCGATGCCCGTAACCTTGACGTACTTGCTGTCCGTAAGGGAAAGATTTCTGAAGTATATCCTGACTTCTTCCCCCAGGGCGTAGATGCAAACGTAGTAGCTAACTTTATTGATATCGTCGCACGCGACTTGTCAGAAGTTATGGCTCCTCTCCCTGCAGTCAACTGCTCCGCAGCTAATGCTGTTAATGACCGCGCACGTAACTTCGCTGACAAGCGTACACGTATCGCATCAAATTATTTCCAACACTCAGACCTTGCAGTACAGATGTACCAAGGTGCTGACTGGTATATCACATATGGTTTCGTTCCTTTCTGTATTGAATTGGACGAAGAAAGCAAGCTGCCACGTATCCGCATAGAAAATCCTATTGGGGCTTACCCAGAGTTTGACCGCTATGGACGTTGTGTGGCATTTGCAAAACGGTACATGTTGACATTAGGCGAACTTGTTTCCCAGTTTCCTGAGTTTGAGCGTCAGCTTCTAGGCCCTTCAGGCTTTAAGCAAGACCTCAATCATCAGATTGAAATGATTCGCTACTATGACAAAGACCAGTCAATCATCTACATCCCATCAAAAGACAATCTAGTTCTATCAAGAGCTTCTAATCCTCTTGGTAAGATGATGATGGTTGTAGCACGCAAGCCTTCTATTGATGGCGAAATGCGTGGACAGTTCGACGACGTTCTTGGCATTCAGCTACTGCGCAACCGCTTTGCGTTGCTTGCGATGGAAGCTGCTGAGAAATCAGTTCAAGCACCTATCGTTCTTCCTAGCGATGTGCAGGAACTACAGCTTGGTGGAGATGCGGTTATCCGTACTAACAATCCAGCTGGCGTTCGTCGTGTTGATTTAAATCTCCCACAAGGAGCATTCACTGAACAACAACTTCTTAACTCTGAACTTCGCGTTGGTTCACGTTACCCTGAGGGACGTACAGGTAACATCGACGCATCAATCGTCACTGGACAAGGCGTACAGGCTCTTATGGGAGCCTTTGATACACAGGTCAAGTCTGCACAAGCTATCTTTGCTGCAGCTTTGCGTGATGTAATTCGTATCTGTTTTGAAATTGATGAACTTCTATACCCAGAAGAAAAGACAATCCGTGGTGTAGATTCAGGTTCACCTTATGAAATTACCTACAAGCCTTCAAAGGACATCAAGGGAGATTACTCTGCTGATGTTCGTTATGGTATGCTTGCAGGTCTTAACCCTGCACAGGGTCTAATCTTTATGCTACAAGCACTTGGTGGTAAACTCATCAGCCGCGATATGGCCATGAGAGAACTTCCTTTCACTGTCAATGTTACTCAAGAACTTGAGAAGATTGAAATCGAGGATATGCGTTCAGCACTCCTCGGTGGTATTACTGCTATGGCGCAAGCTATTCCAGCGATGGCAACACAGGGACAAGACCCATCGGAGATGGTAAATAAAATTGCTGCGGTTATCAAGGCACGTCAAAAGGGCCAAGCTCTAGAAGACGCTATTGAAGCCACATTCACTCCGCAGCAACCAGTTCCTCCTGCTGGGGCGCAACCTACGGTTGAGCAACCGTCCCCTGCTCCCGCTGCTGCTCCAGCAGGAGGCGCTTCTCCTGAGCAGGGAGTGCAGATGCCTCCACAACAAGCAGCACCACAAGATATTACATCATTGATTTCATCACT